GCCCCTGCCAATGTCCACGTCTGGATAGTGCCGTTAGTGGGGTCAATAGCAGGGGTGGTGCCTGTCAGTGCGAAGTTCGTCTCTGTGACGCCCTTAACTACGATATCACCTGTCATTGTCCCACCAGATTTAGGAAGGGCAGCATCGGCTGCTGTGCCTTGTGCCGCTGTAGCATAGTCTGAGGAATCAAAGGACTTGACCTGCGCAAGGTTTGTAACCTCACTATCCATTAGTGCGCCTGCAGCTGTTACATTAGTTGCACCTGTTACATCAGCTAGAGCTTCGATACCATCTAACTTGATGCCATCTGTGGCAACGTCACGACCATCGAATGTAGAGTTAGTTGTGATAGCCCCCGTCATAGCGCCACCAGATTTAGGCAAGGCGTTCGCTGCGAGTGTTCCTTGGGCGGCTGTAGCGTAATCGGTGGAGCTAAACGCTTTTACTTGAGCAAGGTTTGTAACCTCACTGTCCATCAGTGCGCCTGCGGCAGTGACACTGGCCGTGTCGGTTACGTCGGCTAGAGTTTCGATACCGTCTAACTTAGTACCGTCTGTAGATACGTCTCGTCCGTCTACTGTTCCAGTAATTACAATGCTACCATTGATATCAGCCCCAGTGGTACTGAGGTTGACCGCCTTAGTTCCGATATAACCAGCCATCTTATGTTTGCTCCAGTACGCTTACGATTACATCAGCTGAGGTAGCTGCACTACTTGTGATGATCACAGTGTTAGTTGTCTCTAGAATGATCTTACCATCAAGTACTGATACTGCTGAGTTAGCTGGGATAGGTACACCCTTCACTAAGTAGACACCAGCAACCTGGACATCTACAGCAATCTGAGAAGCAGTTACATTAGAGATATTAAGTCCAATGACAACTGCTGTAGTTGAAGCACCTACCGTATACGTAGTGACAGGCGAGGTGCCAACACTAGCTGAGGTGTAGTTAAGAAATGTATTAGCCATCTGTTAGTTCCTTGTTTGATTAGCCTAAGGCAATTGATAGTGCAAGAGCGCTAGCTTCTGCTGTTGCTAAGATAGTTGCCTTGCTGTCTCCACCTAGTGTAGCAGCATCGACATTTAAAGCATTGACAAATGCTGTGTCTACCCTAGCGTCTATCGCTGCATTAGCGTTGGCTGTTGTAAAGTACAGGTTAGTTGCACCCTCAGCTAGGTCGTCCGAGTCGTGGTTGGCTAATGAAGAAACAGTACCAGTTATTGTCGCCGTGACGCCTACAAAGGTTGGGCTATCTGTGGTAGCTACACCCTGGTCTAGAGCCTTTACAGAAGCAATACTAGTAAGTTCGCTATCCATCAACGCACCAGCAGCTGTTACATTAGCTGTATCGGTCACGTCAGCTAGAGCTTCGATACCGTCTAGCTTAGTGCCATCTGTGGCAATGTCACGTCCGTCTACGGTACCACTAACAACAATGTTACTCGTAGCAGTAAGGGTTGTTACAGTTGCCGCTGCTGGAGTAGTAGCACCAATAGTTGTACCATCGATAGTACCTCCATTGAGATCAGTAGTTGTAAGGACTGAGGAGGCTACAGTAACGACACCAGTTACATCAGCGATAGTGGCAGCTGCTGTACCGTCCTTAGCCTTGATATTAGTAACCTCAAGGTTAGTCATATCGAAGGTAGTAGCGTTAACAGTTGTAGCGTTGATAGTTACGAAGGTAGGGCTATCAGTTGTAGCTACACCTTGGTTCAATGCCTTGATAGCTGCGATGTTAGTAAGCTCAGAGTCCATCAAGGCTCCAGCAGCTGTTACATTGGTAGTATCAGTTACATCAGCGTTAGTTTCTACAGTGTCTAGCTTAGTGCCGTCTGTAGCAACGTCACGTCCGTCTACAGTACCACCAACAGTGATGTTACCTGTAGCACTCAGTGCAGTGAAGCTACCAGCCAGGGGAGTTGTAGCACCGATGACAGTGTTATCAACTGTACCACCGTTAATATCCGCTGTAGTAAGGACAGCAGAGGCGATAGTGAAGACACCTGTTGCATCTGCGATAGAACCGACTGCTGTACCATCGTTAGCTTTGATGTTAGTTACTTGAAGGTTAACGGACTCAAGGGTACCAGCAAAGTAGCCGTCCTTGAACATGAAGACTGAAGTACCTAAGTCAATATCGTTGTTAGTAACTGGGTAAGCTATACCATCTTCAATACGAAGCTGTTCAACAGAAGCAGATGCTACATCAATGTAGAAGCTGAGACGATCGTTGAGTGTATCTACTGCTAGCTTGTTGAGTGGGATAGTTACCCCAGCATCACCAATCAAACCGATGACTGGACCTTCAGCTGTAGTACCGTCATGAGCATGACCAGTAGAGTTGTTGAATGAGTCTAAAAGAGCATCAAACTCGTTGTTAGAGTCAGACGACTGGATAACGTCACCGTCTGTGTATGTACTCTGGCGTATGTAACCTGCCATCTAATCTCTCCTTTAGCGTCTAGCCGCTGTAGTGAATTCTAATTGGAAACCCTTGAGCGAGTAAGGGATCGATACGCCTGAGTCAATAACACGTAGCGCTACTGAGAAGCCTGAACCTTCAACTGGCTGTCTGACGAGAGGGTCTGTCTGACCACCGTAGGTTGCCACTCCGTAAACACTAGTGCCATACAAAGCTACAACCTTGGTAGAGTCGAAAGGATAGGCTGCAGGTCGTGGTGAGTTAGCTGACTCGTAGTCGTAACGAAGGAATAGGTCAGTGTTGATAGCACCCTCTGGAGCGTAGTTAATGATTACACGCTGGAATGCTTTACGGATACCTGGGTCACCAGCTGTGATGTCAGGGCTACGGTAGCGACCAATGATAGTTGTACCATCAAACGTATTACCTTGCTCAGCACGGTAGACGTAGCCGTGGAAGTCACCCATAATCACGTAGTACTCACCCTGGTACTCCTCCGTATCACTGCAGTAAGGCTTAATGGCCTTTGTTGTAGCGAACTCGTAGGACTGCTCTGTGCGAGTACAGATAACACCTTGAGTGGTACTGGTGTCAACGTCCGTGGAGCTAAAGAAGATACGGTACTGAGTCTTGTTAGGGATAACTAAAGCATCAAACTCATCTACGTCACTCCTATCTTGGAATACCTCTTGGATTGGCTTAGAGATTGTACCTAACTCAACGTCACCAATCTTGTCTGTACCAGCAATAGTACGTAGACCGTCTGGACCAAGGAATACAACATCACCCGCAAACTCCTTGATAGTCCAGCCGTTACGGCAACCAATCTCACGAGTAATAGGCTGCAGTGTGAAGTCAGCTTGTGAAGAACCTGTAAGCTTGTATATACGGTTAGCTGAGAAGATGTACAAGCTATCACGGAATACAATCATACCTGTTACAGCTGAGTCAACTACAAAGCTACCAGCACCGTTAGCTACTGAGAAGTCATCTAAGGTAAGAGGAGCTGTGTAGATAATCTCTTGTGGGTTAGATGACATTCCTGCATAGAAACCAGTATTCTTGAACACTGAGATATAGTGAGGATCAGCTGGAGCATTAGTTCCGTTTACATCAGTAACAGAAGTACCATCCCAGTAAGAAGCGTTGTTAGCTCCGTCAGCAAAGGCAAGCAGCTCAGTACCGTTGAAGTTGATACGACGGAAGGTGTACTTCATAGCCCCTGTACGGCCAGAGTCCACAACAGTCCAAGTCTGGTATACTGCTGCAGCGTCTAAGTGAGCTACTGCTGTAGTACCGTTAGCACCTCGTGTACAGCCAGTGAAGGTAGTTGTAGTTAAGCCTGTGTACGTGATCTGCTCAGAACCAATAATAATAGTACCTGTAACAGTGAATCCAGTTGTGCTTGCTACAGTAACTGTGGTAGCTACATCTGATAGTGCACCACTAAGTTCATTGATTGAATCAGTAGAACGGTAGATAGCTGTACCACGGGCAGCAATGACTTCACCTTGGTAGAAGGCTGACATCAGTACTGGCTCAGTAGGAGCTGTAGTAAAGGGTACGACCTCAGATGCCCACTTCTCGTGACCATTGATACGACGGTACCCACCAGCTGTGTCTGGTTCGAAGTTCTCTAGCTCAAGGGCCATCCCTGGTTGTACAGAGAAGTTAGACTTGTTTAGAACAAGACCACCTTGTAGAGGAAAGATAAAGGGGCTCAGGCCACTTGTGTCTGCCATGCTACTTAACCCCTATTAAAGTACAGAAGGAAAGACCGGTGTTGTACCAGACCTTTCAATTACAGTTGAACGTACGTAAGGATAGCGGTTAGTCAAGATACTACGGATGTCTGAGATGCCCTCTTGGAAGCGAGCCCAGTTAGCGTTGTAATGATCTAGCTCCCCACGGTACTGGTACGCATACGCTGTAGCACCGTCTGTTACTACCTGACGATAAGCCTCAGGTACACCTGGGACATCAGCAGCAGCTGAGAGGGCTGTAGGTTGGTCGTAGTACTCATACTTAAGCGAGTAAGCCTTATCTGGGTAAGGGTACAGGAGATAGTTGTTATCTGGAGTACGTACAACCCAACGAGGTTCACCGCCTTGTAGAGTAGCATCATCTTCTTGATCGATGTACTTATCAATGTATTCTTTGTAGTCTAAACGACCAAGGCCACCCCCTGCAGTGCCAAGACTAGAATCCTTAACCAAACGGAAGGTATCATAGTCAACGGTCTTAGCTGTAGTCGGGATGGCATAACGTGTTGTACCAGCTACCAGAACCTCAGTCTTTGAAGCGTGGTTGAAGGGCCAGTTGAATTCACGGTGGTTAATGAAGTTAATAGAATCATTCACAGCATTCTTACACTGGATCTGGAATCCACGAGCTGTGTTGAAGCTAGAGGAAGTAAGTGTGACCTCGTTCATACGAGCTAATACTTCATTAGTAATGTCGAGGTATGTATAAGCCATTTCTTACCTTGTCTATAAAGTCTTTACAGGGTTAGCGGCCCCCGAAGGGGCCCCTAGTTAGTCTTATGCGAGTACGTCGCGTACTACTTCAGCAGCGTCACGAGTTGCCTCGTTTACGTCTACTACGATAGCCCATACACGTGCAGTAGCACCTGTAGTTACACCATCGATAACTGTTACAGCGTCGATAGTGTCTGCGTCAGCAGAGATACCGAGTGTCTGTGTACCGAATACCATTGTACCAGCAGCTGCAGCGTCAACGCTAGTAGCAGCCATGAAGGTAGTTGTAGCATCAGATACAGCAACAGTGAATGTAGTGATATCTTCTACTGCTGTGATGACTTCTACACCAGCAGCAAGAACAAGAGTACCAGCGCCAACGGCTGGGCCTACAACAGTACCGGAAGCGGTACCAAGGTTAACCGTCTTTTCGACCATGTAGGCCTTAGACGTAAGGGAAGTTGAGAGAGCCATTTAAGAATCCTTTCAAGATATATGACTAAGAGGAATAGGTACCCCAGTTTCCCAGGGTACCTGCTCACTTATGCAAGGTTGTACTTTGCAGTTACCAGAGCTTCTGGACGAAGGATCTTACGACCGTAGAGGTGCATACCACGAACGATGTCAGCAAAGCTGTCAGGGTCACGGTAAGTCTCAGTCTTGTTGATCTGCTCAGCAGAAGCTACAGCGGAGTCATGGCCACCAACGATAACACCATAGTCAGTGTTCTGGTTATCAGTACCAGTAGTGGCAGCACCACCGCCGACCTGTGGAAGGTTGTTGGATACATACACGCGGAAGCCGTTCCACTTGTTCATAACCAGACCGTTACGGAGACCACCAGAATCGCCGAAGTCAGCGTTCAAGAAGCGGGAGTCTTCGTCCATCAGGACTTCCAGCATGACTGGATCGATTACCAACCAACGGCCATCTTTGTCAACGTTCTGCTGGTCGAGCAAACGACCCATACGGTTGATAAGCATGACAGGAGAAGCGTAAGCTGTTGGCAGAGCAGTCGCACCAGGCAAACGAGCAGCAACAGGGATCGAGTGATCGCCAGCGGAGCCAGTTGTGATGTTACCGAAAGAACCCTTGATGAGCTTCATGGAAGTCAGCAATTCGTCTGTACCAGCAGTCGAAACAGCAACAGTACCGTTTACCTGATCGTTAACAGTGTCACCAGCTGTGTGCAAAGCAGACTGCTTGTAACCTGAGAGGTAACCCAGAACTTCTTGGTCAAGCTGGTCAGCCAAGCGGTAAGCCGCACGGTTGGTTGCAAGGTCCATGAAGTTAACGTGGCTGTGAGCCTCTTCAATGTCGTCGATCTTGAAAGCGAAGTAGTTAGCTTTGTCGATTGTCAGGGAGAAGTCTTCGTCATCAAGATCTTGAGCAGCGATCTGTGTACCACGAGCATAGCTGGATACAGAGATTTCAGGCTCTTTGATGATCTTAACAGTATCGCCTTGGGAAGCGATCTCACCGAAGTAGTCGGAGTTAGTGATGTCGTTGCAGATCGATTTCTTACGGAAAGCAAGTTGTACTTTCTTAGAGTAGATAACCGAAGAGAAGTTGCCGTTAGGTAGGTTGCCGTGACCGGCTGCAGATTGAAAAGCCATTTGAATATCCTCCAAAGATGTTTGGCTTGATAAGACAAGACACACGTATAGTATTGATTAAAGGGAAGGGTGTGTCTCAGTTAAGAGAACCTAAACAATCATTCTAAGAGGCTAATCGTTTCTAGGGTGCAACCTACCTTCGCTTGCCAGCTAGAGTAGATCGGGCCTATACTTAATTAGGTAGGTCTTTGTGTTGATTATTAGCGTTCAGTAATGGACCCAAAGGGGTCTACTGTAGGGGTCTAACAGGTATCCTACTGAAAGGGGCTATTAGACCTCTAAAGTTATACCATACTCGATACCTGCTGTCAAGGCTTAATATCGAGTATAGAGGTATTAGCGAGCTTTACCAGATACGTCGTAAACGAACTTACCTGAAGCCATTGCTTCTTGGATAGCATCATAGCGATCCTCGAATTGTTTATCTGACATCTTAGCTACATCAGATTCCTTGATGGTTGAACCTGAGTCGTTAGAGTCAACAGATGTACGGCTTCCCTTAGATACAGTCTTAGCTGCATCCTTAGCACGAGCCTTCTTATCTGAAGGTGTAAGACCATTGTCTACTTTGTAGAGGTCAAGTACACGGATAACACTGTCAGCATCGTCTGAGTTCTCATAGAGAGCATCACGTACCCACTTAGGTTGCTCTTCAACCCAGTCATGGAACTTATCAGCCTCACGTAGCTCATCGAAGTCAGCATGTGCCTTACGGATGTTTGTCTCAGCCTTAGTACGAGTAGCCTCATACTTAGCCTCGTCGAGCTCCTTGAAGCGTCCCTCAGCTGCAGCAAAGCGCTCAGAGGCCTTCTTGTCAGCGATGGTCTCCACAATGGCAGCTACGTCAGGGTACTTACGGGCCCAAGCCTCGATGTCTTCGTCTGACTTAGGGGCACGGATAGAATCGGATTGAACAGTAGAGGCTACGTCAAGCTTCTCTTTCCACTCCTTCTCCTTCTCAGCCATATGACGACGAAGATCACCGTACCGCTTCTTGAAGGACTTCTCCTCACGGCTTAGCTTGGAGTCGTCTTCTTCATCCTCTTCTACTTGAGGCTCAGCTTCGACTACGTCCTCTTCCTCCTCAGTATCATCGACCTCTTCCGTGTCTTTAGATACGTTAGTACGACCCTTCATCAACTCTTCCAGTTCCTTCTCATCCTTGTCTAGGCGAGCTTGCTTAGCTGAGTAGTTGGAACCACGTCCTGAGAAACTAGCTGTATCAGGGGTTGCGTTAGTTGCCATTGTGTTGATAGACATTGTATTTCCTTTGTGTTGGGGCCAGCGTTATGCTGAGTAGCCTTATTATTTATTGTAGGAGTTGTATTACTTCTTCTTCTTGCGAGGCTGGATAAGACCGCCCCTATTCTGCGGCCCTACCCGAGTGCCTCCACCCGAACCCGAACCTACCTCTGTTCCTGCTTTCATCTGACTACCAGAAAGCTTCGAAGCTGTCTTAGCGCTAACCCCAGCATTACGGGCTGCGTTCATACTCTTCGCTTTAGACGCAGAAGTTGGAGTACTTACTTGGTTGGCCTTCTGTTGTGTAGCTGCTTTGTTTGTAGCTGCATTAGCTCGTGCACGGTCCGCTGCATCATTCTTACCGCCATCAGACGAACTAGACTTAGAGTTAGAACTAGAACTAGAGGCAGGTCTACTTGCTAAGCCAGTTTTAGAGGAAGAAGATGGAGCAGCAGCACGTTGAGTAGGGTCAGTACTCCAGTCAGCTCCGTACTCTTTCTTAACTGCACCGTATAGTTGATCCCCGTCACGCATAAACTCAGGAACAAGACTAATACCTGAGTCCTTTACATAGGTTCCATTCTGGGCTCTAAGCTGATCTGCCAAGTCTTTACGGCCCATAGCTTCGAGTGCGTCAGCATTAGCCATTGTCTCAGCAGCATTGCGTGTAGCTGTGAACTTACCGATAAGACCACCAGCTAGGCCACCGCTGAGTAGACCTTTGGCTGCATCACCAAGTGACCCAAGCCAGCTCTGCTCTTCTTCTTCAGCAGCGCCTTCCTTACGAACACCTAGTTTCTCCATAGACTGATTGAACAGATTCTCTGGGTCTTTGTAGTCGTACTTATCCATCCAAGCGTTAGGGTTACCAGCATACTCAGGGGCAGGAGACCGATCAGACCGTCCTTGGGTAGGGGCACCACCACCACCACCTAAACCACCGTAGTTAGAAACAGGCACACAAGCACTTGTGACTGCGTCCCAGCGGTAACCAGGAGGGCACTGTGGTGCTACAGCAGCTGTTTCTGTACCAGGAGCTTGACCAGTTACACCAGACTCGATAGAGAAGCCAGGTGTGTGGTCGTAAGGGTTGTACCCACTCTTGTAGTTAGCTGGATTGTACTCACCTTCTCCGTAGACCATACCACCTTCAGCAAAGGCTGTTGGCATGTCTTGGCCTTCAATAGCTGGAGGTGCAGCTTGAGTTGGAACAGCACCACCAGCCATAGCTGCCTGTTGCATTGTACCCTGTGGTTGTGGCTCTTGTACAAAGATACCTTTAGCCTTAAGCATGTTAGTGATAGATGGGTCCTGCGCTGCAGCAGCTTTGACTCGATCGATGATACCGTCTACGTCCATGCCCTCTACGAGGCCACCAGTTGCGTAACCATCAAGAGAAGCCAAGTCACCACCGAGGGTGTACTCTTCTTCCATCTCTTCCATGTCCTCTTCAACAGGATCACCACCTACACGACCATCTTCTTGCATCTCTTCAAGACCTTCTTTAGCCTTGTTACGGAGCTTCTCAAAGTAGGAGACACCGAAGTACTTTACTACGTCAGCAGGTACTACGTACTCACCTTCAGATAGCTTAGCATCTACGTCATCCCGTACGTCTGCAGCATTGGACCCAGTAGGGATCTCATTACCTGAGATAGGATCAATGTCCATACCGTCTGTGGCTAGGCCACCTTCTTTATACATCTTATCCATCTAGATCATCTCCGTTCTAGCGCCATTAACTTTATCACGCAGCTGTTTAAGGCTACGTAATGCTTTGATTTCACCTTGTATGCGGTGTAGTTCAGCAGGTTCAATCCGCTGCTCTAGTTGTTTTTGAGCAAAGACGATACGTGTATCTACTTCTTCTAAGAAGGAGTCCCAGAGTATCTTATCATTTACTAGTCTTTTGATTTGCATTGTACTTCTCTCTAAGGAGGCTGAGAGGCCTCTGTGTACCTTTTGGCTACCCTAGCCTACCTTTGAGCGAGAAGGCCCTCTAGGAGCCCTCTCTGTGGCTCTCAGAGCCCTTCAGGTGGCATACCACCGCCTGTGTTACCTGAGAATCCTTGTTCTCCTGGGACTGGAGCAGAGCCTGTACCCATACCCCCAGCCTGTGCTCCACCAGTAGGTGCAGCTGGGGCAGCGTTAGGATCAGCAGCAGGAGCAGCAGGAGGAGGAGGGTTCTGCTCTTGGAACTTCTTGAGGATCTCAGCCTGTACAGCAGCTTCACCAATAGAGTTAGCTACCTTGTCTGGGTCGAGGTCCATAGACTCAGCGATCTCACGGATGATGAAGTCCATCTTAGCAAATGGAGCCAAGGCTGGGTTCTGTACAACCTGCAAGAACTGAAGAAGACGTTGACTACGTACTTCGTTAGCCATAAGAGAAGATGTACCACGAGCTTTGACTTCTAGGTCACCCTTGATCTCTGGGTCATGATCGAACTGCATGTTGAATGAGAAGAAGGCTTTACCGATAGGCCCAAGCAAGTAATCATCTACGTTCTTGATAACTGTACGGATAGAACCGTTAGCAGCTGACATGAGCATAGAGATGCCTGAGGCAGTACGACCAACACCTGATACACCAGTCTGACCATGCGAGAAGCTAGGTAGACCAGTAGACTCATCAGCTAGTACACGAGCCTTATCAAACATCTGCATGTTCTCGTTAGACACGTTAGGGAAGGATGTACCGAAGATAGCTTGACCTGGGGCACCACCACTACGGCGGAAGACCTTGCCAGGGTAAATCTCTAGGTCTTGACCAGGAACTAGGTTGTTCTCGTCTACCTCAAGGATAAGGTTACCTGAGAGTGCAGCATTGTCAACAGCCATACGCATGAAGCCGTTCATGAGTGTCTGTGTATCGTCCATGTTCTCAGCGAGTCCTACACCGAAGAAGGAGTAAGGGTTTACTTCGTATGGTACTGCGTAGTACGGAATGATCTGTGGGTTAAATGGGTTCATAACCAAACGAAGGACTTGACCGTTACATACCCAGATGTTTACGTTAAGCTGGTCAGCCTTACGTAGTTCACGAGGGATGTCTACGTCATGATCCTCAAGGATCTCACGATCTACAAAGCCCCAGAACTCCAGAACTTCGTAACGCTCTGTCTGAGTCTCCTGTGAGTCGTCTTCCATAGCCTGTTCCCACCACTCTTTAGTGTAGGACTCACCGTACGTCAAAGCGAGGTCGATAGAGTTGTTACGGAAGAAGGGACGACGCTTAAGAGCACGCATCTGTGAGCGAGACATCTTGTGACGCTCGACTACGTACTCAGCTTCGTCCATGTTGTTAGCGTCTGGGTCTGGATAGAAGTTCCATACGGACACAGAGTCACACGATGGGATAGTTTTGATGCGAGGCTTGTAGTTACCCTCGTCATCCCAGTTCGGATACTCTTTATCTACAGCAAATGGGCCCTTCATGATGCCTGTACCGAACAAAGCACACTCAAATGCTGCTGTACGTAGCTTCTTAGAGGCGTTAGACTCCTCCAGCTGGTCATGAATCTTCTTTTCCATCTTCTTAGCAGCGTACATAGCTGGATGGAAGGTAACTTCAGTGGCTGTACGGCCTTCACCCTCCTTAAGAAGGTCAGCAACGGGCTCTAGCTTGCTCTTCATGCCTCCAAGACGCTCCTGGAGGTCCATGAGGGTCTCTCCTGGACGTAGTTTAGCGTCTTCTGGGGAGATTTCAGGCTTAGCTTGGGCAGAACCCTCTTTTTTAGCCTTCTGCATCTCAGGATTGGACTCAAAGTGCACTGATTCTGCAATGCCTTCAGGCAAAGAGGTAGGATCAATAGAGATTGGGAACTTGTTATTGCCGAAAAGGACCTCAACAAGCTGCCCGTAGGCTGCTAGAACCTTAGTCTTAGTAACTTTAACAAAGATACGGGACTTCTCAGTAGATGTAAAGCGAACATCAGGACCGTACAGGCCCCGATAGTTGCGATAGGAGCGTACCCAGCGTTGCTCGTCTTGGTAACGGGCTGTCTCAGCCTTCCTGAAGCGCTCCGTAACGAAGCTGACGACTGTACCAACAGGTGAATCGGTTGTCTCATCTTCACTCATATCATCAATAAAAGAAGATTCTGACTCTTCCATGTTGTACTCAGTGGATGACTTGTCGTCTTCGAACGTATCCATTGTAATTCCTTATCAGTAACCGAATGTCGAGTCAGCAGCTTGGAAGCCTGATCTCTGTGAGTTGGGGTCGTAGTCGAAGAGACTGCTACGAGGGCGTGTCATGAGTCCGTAGCGTAGGGCGTCGTAGCCGTGGTCAATAGGACTCTTAGTATCTACATCGTCTAGGTTGTTCTTGTCGAGAGGGAGAGACGGTAGCTCCGAGATAATGTTACGACAAGTGTTAAAGAATATGATACGAGGTTCTTCTGTGAAGTCATCTATCTGTAGTCTGCGGTGTACTTCGTTCTTACCAGCAATACGAGAGCCACGGGATCGATCTGATGGTCGCCAACGGCAACCTTTGTTAATCATCTGCTCAGCGAGTGAAGGACCAGTGTCGCCTCGGTTGTGCCACAGTGAGCTGTCTAGTACACCGTACCGTATCTTCTCACCACGTTCAGCCTCTAGGATCATACCAGCTAAGTCTTGTGCTGTAACCTTGCTGCAGTAGAGCTCACGATAGATCACGATCTGTTCAGAGGGTGACACAGCAAACCAGAGTACTGCTGTCATCGAACCGTATCCGTAGTCACACGCTCTGAACTTAGCCCAATCACTAGGGATATCGAATGGAGCGACTACGTGCACCTTAGGGTTGAACTCTGAGAAGGCAGCTCCTTCTGAGATACTCCAATCACCGTCTAGCAACTGTCTCCGCTGATGCTCAGGCATAGAGAGAAGGTTAGCTTCGTACATACCATCTTCTGACAAGTACGGGTTGTTGAACAGGTTAGCTGGGATGAACCTACGCTTAAACAAGGGTTGACCCTCGTTCGTGTGACCCTTGGGCCATCGGATAGTTTCACCGTGTTCGTCTGTAGCCCAGAAGGACGTATTGGCTGGAGCAGGGTCAATGAACATCTTCTTAACCCAGAAGTGCCCAGGACCCCCAGGGTTTGTTGTAGCCCGCATGTACAAGGGAAGACCTGAGGCCTTAGTTGTACGTAGACGAGAGCGCATGTAGTTCCAAGCATAAGGCGTAGGCCACTGAGTCATCTCGTCGAGACCAATCCAGTTGAAGGCTTGACCTTGGTAACGCATAACGTCATCGTCTCGGTCTAGGTAGGACATCCAGAGAGTAGCACCACTAGGGGCTACCCAAGTCTTATCTCGTTCCATGAACTTGATACCTGGGATAGCCCTAGGGTAAAGTTGTTTAGATACTGAGATAAGTTCACGGAGTTCCTCTGTACTACGACGGACTAGGAGTCCGCGGGAGTGAGGGTTGTTAAAGAATCGTACTGGGTCAGCTACCATCGCGTAGGACTTACCACCACCAGCTGCACCACCGTAGAGAACCTCTTGCTCACAGGACGCTAGGAAGTCTTCCTGTGGGCCTGGGTTAGCTTCAAAGATAATCTCTTGAGCCTTCTTGATATCGATAGGTTCGGGTCTAGCTGTCGCTGGAGCCTTCGCCTGTATCGGTGTCAAGGTTTCTTGTACGTCTTCCACCGAGACGGTCTTCTTCGAGCTTGCGGGCCGCTTCCGAGGCTTCTTTGTAACGCCTTTCATAGACTCGATAGGATTGGGCCGCGTTCCGCCGTTTTGATTCGATGCTGACACGTTTGTTAAGTCCTACATGAGAGATGTATCGTCCTGACTCCTCTGTTAGCCAACGGGCTACCATACGAAGACTATACTCCGCTAAGTACTTCTTAGCTTGTTCTAGCATCTCTAATTCTAATGGGATAGGTTGGAGGACATTCTCATCCTCAGGATCTTGCTCGTACCCGAAAGGGATGTATCTACCTACGCGTACGATAGGGAACCATTCACCATCTTCACCTCGCTTTGGTATCTTCCAAGCTTGGTTAGTTATGATGTTGTTCATTGATGGAGCTTGTTTTCTAGCCATACTTATACCATATGTGTTCTTGTTTGTCAAGCATTAGTCTTCGTCTTTAGAAGACCTTTTAGCTGGGAGAATGAATACTGGCTCAGAAGTAGTTACTTCTACCTTCTCAGTCTTAACGAAACCAGCACGGTCCATCAAGTCCTTAGCAGCAGCCATACGCTCTTTAGCACCGAGCATGTCTTTAGCACCCATCACCTTAAACATGGTGTAGGCTGCTTTAGTAGAACTCTGTGCAATGAACTTACGGGTAAGCTCCGCGATCTCATCTACGAGAGAGGCTGTGACAGAAGAAGTAGGTACGTTGTCTGAGTAACCAGCTAGCTTCTTAGCGGTCAGTGGGTCACCCTCAGCTTCCTCAAAGAGGACATCAAGGAACATCTGCTGCTTGTCTGTTAGTTCACGTTTAGCCATTAGATATTCCTCACTGGGTTGTAGAAAAGTTTACCGGAGATAGATACATCAAAAACACCTCCAACTTTGTATGCTAGAATCTTATCACCTTGATGAAGATACAAACGTGCCTGAGTAATCACAGAGTATACACCGTTTGCTTGAATCTTGTAATCCCTAAGCAAGTAATGGTAAGTATCATCAGCTGAGTGATACATAAGTATATTTATACTATCAGTCCCAGTTCCGTGCGTTATCGTAAGAAAAGAAACCTCTGCATCGTGGTTGTTAGGTACAGTGTAAATAAGGTCTGACCCAGCCCCAGCCGTCGTGCTTACGATTGAAACACCTTCAACAAAAGTAGTGTACTCTTGATTTGGCATTTGTTAGTCTTTAACTACAAGTTGGGAGGGTGCCTTAGGGGACTCCTGTGGCTCTTCAAGCTTACTCTTTTTAACAGGTTTTTTAACTGTTTCTTTAGTAGCTTTAACTTCTTGAGCTTCCGCCTGAGCTGCCTTACAGATAAGAACCATAAGGTCATCATCGCTTGAGAGGAAGGAACCGTAAGGGTCCATCTGTCCTGCAACGTCACCACGGCTGTTCACAATCTGGTCAGTCGAGATAAAGTAACCTGCTTTGTTCAACTCTTTTTCATACTTCTTAAAGATCATATTACTTCTTCCTTTGTGTAGGCTTCATGGAAGCACCACAGTTAGCCTTCTTGACCATACCGCCCTTAGCGAACCCAGGCTTACGGGTCTGGGTCTTTGTGGACTTGGATGTTCCAGTCTCTTGGTAGATGTCTGCAATAGAGATTTCAGCGAGCTGGTTACCCAAAGCACGTGCAAGGCGGTCCTTAACCTCTTTAGATTTACCTTTACCACCAAGGAGGTCTACCGCCTCTTCGGTTGTTATCTCTCCAGCGGAATGTCTTGCTGCAATGGATCTAGCCTTTGGAGACATATACTGCTGAGAACCTGGGGTGCCACTGCTGCGAGTTGCAAGTTCCTTCTTTTTAGGTGCACTCTTCTTCTTATCGTCAGCCATTTTCATTTCTTCCTCTGTGTAGGTGGGTTAGATGCGCCAATGTTCTTGGCATACTTCTTAGCGTTAACTTTACGAGAGAAGCTACGGTTAGCTGACTTAGGTTTAACCTTTAGGTTACTCCTACCGTTGTCTAGTGGGTTACGGTTGTTGTGGTCTACGTCTTTACCATCATGCTTCTTAACCTTCCCCTCCTTCTCTAGCAGACGACGAGCACGCTTACGTGCAGCATTCTTAGCTAGTTCAGAAGGAGTAGACTGGAGCTCACGCTCACGCTGATAGTCTCTTTTATAATTCTTAGAACTTGGCATTAGATCTCACCACTTCGCTTTGTCAGCCCAGTAGGCAGCACTAAGCTTACCCTTCTTGATGTTCTTACCGTGCCGAGCCTTGAAGCTAGCACGTTTCTTCTTCATAGCATCAGACTCACCAGCCTTAGGAGCACCAGCAGTAGAAGCACCTTGCTCACCAAAGCGAATGGTCTTGATTGTATCACCTTCTTTGGCTACTACAACGTGTGACTTCTTAGGGTGACCAGGGGTACGCTTAGGTTTGTTGAAGCCAGATACACCTGCTCGCTCTAGACGTGGGTCTTTCTTAGCAGCCATTACTTAGTCCTCTTCTTCGGTTTAGTAGCCTTGACCTTAATGGCTTTAGTTGCGAGCTTTGCAGTGCCCTTCTTCAACTTACCAGACTTCTGAAGTTGGCTCGTAGCTACAGCGTAGGCCTTGTCCTGCGGGACACCCTTCGCCTTCAACTTAGAGACAAGCTTATCAAGTACTTTAGGCATCACTCTTATCCGAAGATGCAGATAGACATAATGACGGTTGTGTTGTACAACTTATGCCGTGTAGAAATAGAAGCTGGGTCCATGTTCCAGCAGCCAAAGCACTTGTTACAAGGTTCGTCTTTGTTAATCCAGCAACCCATAGTCTTATTATCCTTTTCTCTTCTCAAACCCACGGGTCAAGAAGTAAGCTCCGAAGATGACCATCTGTAGCTGCCAGTAGGAGGCAGAGAGATCATCGGTGATACCTAAACCTAAGACCTTGTCATAGACAATGACCTTGAAGTTATAGATGATGAATGGTAAAGCAAAGAGAGGACGAATCATACGAGTCATCCAAGACCCTTGCTCAGCTATCAGTACAGACTGTCGTGCTTCCAACTGTAGGATCAGCACATCAGCTTCTATACGTTCTTGTTCTGTCTTAGCATCTAACCGTAGAGTCCTGGCCTCAATCAAGTTGTCAGCTATCTTAGACAAGGGATTAACTAAGGAGATGAGGAACCCTAGCACTACTACTACTTCTTACCCATTGGGGTAGTTGTAACAGAACGGAGGTACACGTTACCCATAGCTACAGCTAAGACGTAGAATGGTAGATACTCTTCTGGTACGATACCCTTCATCTCTGTGAGTTCAAGGATAGGTACAACAGCAGCTAGTACGTTGAATGTGACTGTCTTCCAGCCTTTGAACATATCAGTCATTTATACACTTCCTTTGAGTAGGTAGAGCCCTACACTGACTACGACAGATACAAGAGTAGTTAAGACTAGCTTAGAGTTATTGTCGAGCTTCTCAGTGATCTTAGTCAAAGCTACGCTCGTGTGAACGTAGTTAGTCTTAAGCTCTACAATATCGTCTTTCATCTTACGTTGGTCATCGGCGAGTCGATGTTGCTCTGCTCTGATCTGTTCAATATCATCTTTTAAATGATCCCCTGACATGCATCTCTCCCTGCTGTCGATAATTAAGTAACCTACGTCAGGAACAGATCTCGTTCATGGTTACGTCTGATAGTAAGACCTTTGAGAGTCTTACCCTTTTGCTTATCCCAACGAGGCAACTGGTCAGCTGCTCCTTGGTAGTCACCCTTGTTCAACATCTTCAAGAGTGTCGAGTTCTTGAAGTTAGTCTCACCTAAGTTATAAACGAAGGAGGCAAGGGCATCATATTGATTCTGTGTGAGGGGTACCTTAACGTACTTCTTGAGTGCTGCCTCAACCCAAGCTAGATCGTGCTTGAGGAGTGCTTCAGCACCAGCGAGTGTAATACGCATACCTGGCTTAGCTGTCTTGGTGTGACCGTACCCAATGGTCCATACGTCGTTAGGAGTAGGAAGGTAGGCCTCTAGTCGTATACCTTCAGATACCTTAATCAACTCCACATCACCTAAGAACAACTGGTCTACAGGATAGAACTTGTCTTCACCTTTAGGTGGACCCAAGTCAATGACCTGACTAGTCTTACTAGAAAGAGACTCAAGGATCTTCTTCAGCATCGCTATGATCTGTTCCATACTCATCTCTTCCTTAGTCATTCCCAGTCTCGCTTCCTGTGAGGGTCCTTCACATCGTGTGCGTGTAGGTGCCTCTCTAAGTACATTGCTCGTTCCATTCGGTCTAAGGAGATCCAACTCCCTGTATCCTGGAAGTACTTCTGCCTTACGTAGAAGACATCAGAACGAGGGATGTGGATAGAACGTAGAGCTTGTATATTGTCATCTGCTAGAGCATTGAAAAAGTCAGCTAAGACATCATCTCCGTCTAGGTATGTTTCATTGGTTCTCATGAGCTTGGTCTCTTATGATTAGGAGTAAGCTTGATGGACCCCTCCAGTTATAACATAGGGGTCTGTGTAAGTCAAGCTAAAAGGAGGGGAGGGTCCCCAAAAAGTTACCTTCTTGGAGAAGGGTATGACATAGAGGGATGACAACCGAGAGGTTAGATGGAACTCTAAGCCGCGAGGTCAACCCTCAAGCGGTACTTTAAGTGTACTATAAGTATTACTTTAAGTACTTATCATCTATTGTTATTATTAATAGGTATTACATACTTATAGTATACTTTAAGTTACACTCTAAGTAGTTAATATCTAATAATCAATAATAGATTATAACCTCTACTCTCTACTCTAAGTATATTATACCATAAGTGCTAAAAGATGTCAACCCCTAATCGTATGTCACCCCCTGTCTACCCCTCAGATATCCTGAGAGTGTGTCATTGTTGCACCACTTATTACACCTAGTATACTAGCAGGACCAGAACATAGGCCAGAATACCCTCGGTATAACCTAAAGTGGTTAACAGAACGGTATTTACCCCCCGCTGTCATCCTGGGTGTATATGTACCCCTGGACCCCCCGTGGCCCCTCTACCCCCCCTCGATGCTATAGTATAACATATCGTTACAATAGGTCAACCTTGCTGACATACAATAGGTAAGGACTGCTGACATACCCCTAATGTAACAACCATTAACAATGTAACGGGGTATTACATACGGTTTTCGTAGGGTAACTCGCGGTAAGGTTGTTTTTGTATACCCCTAGACAACCTATACGATACCCCTCAACTGCTAGTTGCACGACCCCTAACGCCACTCGCCTTAAACGATACAACTCGCCTTCTAGTTGCAATACCCATACCCATACAACCTGAATGCGACTGGGAAGAACGGAACGAGAACATGCAATAGGAACATAACGTAAACACGACGTAGACCCCGATTTTAGCCCCATACAGCGCAACCTTGCTATTTCCCTTACCTTGACCCACTAAAACCTATGTTCTTGCTCTGTTCACGTTCTCAGAGCTTTGCATAAACGCGCATACGCGCATACGCGTAGTAATACTATACGCGCATCATGCACGCGTAATCTAATCACATATTAGAAGGCTTATCTGGGTTTATCGTTTGTTTTCAATAGGTTAGCCAATTGTTACAGTTCGATCACGACTTTTATCGTTTGTTTTCAATAGGTTATAAGAAAGTTTATTTAATCTCAAATTAGTTGTTGTTTATCTCGGTCACTCAATCTAGATTTAACTTATCGGCAAGACGGACAGACAATCCAGCCAGCCGAAGCGGGGAAGGGAACCCCTAGGAACAAAGTTAAATCCCTCGACCCTTAGGGTCACGTGAAGCCGATACCCCGATAGGACGGGTAAGCAGCGTGGTTCTGGTTTAGGGCGGTTATCCATCGAGTAATTCGGTAGCAACTATGGTTCGCTACTTAACGAGTGAAGGAGGTGGATAGGTTCCCGATTGCAAGTATCGGACTCGCGTATTTCTCCTTTAAGTAGGGTTTGGTCACGAGGTAGAAAAAGCGAAAGGGAATCCATTTTATATAAGAGCGCATCC